ATGCGAGCAACGACAGCCGCACCTGCCCCAGCTGTTCAGCACTGGATCGCCGCACGGTGTCAGAACGCAGCGAACTGCCTGGCATCCCGTACCACGTCCAGTGCAGGTGCCAGTGCCTGCCACTGACGGCCACCGCCCTGGAGCTCGAGCGCACCGAAGGGCAGGGCCGCAGCACTGGTGTGGTGCTGACGAACGAAAAACCACCACCGCAGGGGCCGAAGGAACCACGGGCCGCCTACCTGGACCGACTGCACCGTGAAGGGTGGGCGCAATCGAAGCGGGCCGGCCCCAGCGGTGAGCGATACCACTGGCGGCGTGTCGAATGGCAGGGCGGCGGCAGCACTGCTGATTTCCTGGGCCAGGTGGCGAACGGCCGCGGCCTGGGCGTCGATCCAGTCACCAGGGCACTGACGCTGCAGGAATACTTCGGCACCGGGCCGGCCGGCGCGAAGCGTGCGGCGGTGTTCACCAGGCTGGTGCAGGGCGGCAGCGATCCGCAGCAGGCGCTGCAGGATCTGATGCGCGGCCGCGGCAATCAGCGGCGGTTCGTGCCGGCGGCCGACCTGGCGAAGCAATGGCCGGAATGGGCCGAAGCGATCGAAGCGGTGGGCCCGGTGCGCAGCGTGCGGCAGCAGCGGCAGATCGATCGCGGCAAACCGATGGGCAAACCACGCCGCGGCTACTGATGGGCCGGCGGTGGCGGCGCAGGTAGCCTGGGTGCACCTATGTGCAGGCTGCTGTGGCTGATGGCGTGTCGGTGGTGTCGGCCGCGGTGGTTTCCGGTGAACTGATCCTGGGCCTGAGCAGCGGCCAGCTGATCCGGGCCGGCTTCGTGCAGGGCAGCCAGGGCCTGCAGGGGCCACCTGGACCGAAGGGCGACACCGGCAGGCCTGGTGCTGATGGCAACAGCCTGTTGCACGGCGCTGGCATCCCGCTGGCGGAAGATGGCAAGGCGGGCGATTTCTACATCGACACCACCCGCAGCTGGCTGTATGGGCCGAAGGTGGCGCTGGGCTGGGGCAGCCCGGTGAAGCTGAAGGCCGACCCGGCCAGCTTCAAGCTGCCCACCGGGATGAAGGCCGAACAGGGCGATGCGCTCTATCCCAGGGTGTTCGCTGGTGCAATGGCCGGCGGCGGCGGCGGCGGCACGGTGGCGGTCGGCGGCGGCGCTGCTGGCGGCGGCACGCTGCAAACGATCCTGAACCACGGCACACCGCTGGCGGCTGGTGCACCGACGTTCGGGCCACCACCGACAAGCACCCCGCTGACGCCTGCGGTGTGGACCACGGTGGCGGTTGACCCCGACACCGGCGGCGATGCGTTCATCGCGGATATTTTCGCGGAAGATGCGAACGGTGCACTGCTGGTGGAACTGGCGGTGATGCGCGACAGCACGGGCCGCACCGGTTACAGCCAGGTGTATGAAGTGCGAACTGGCACCCCGCCGGTGCTCAGCTTCCAGGCGATCAACGACCCCAGCAATCAGCTGGCGCTGCAGCTGTATTCGGCCACGGCGCTGACGATCATTCGCGGCCGGGTGCTCTATATCTGATCGGTCGGTAAGGTAAGGGCGCAGCGCAGGGGATCGTGCCCGGCTGCCCCTAGCGCAAATGTCAGGCCAGCCGTTCAGAGCCAGGTTCGGGTTTGATGCCGACGGCCAGAAGCTGATCCAGCTGCAGGATCCGACGGCCGCCACCGATGGGGTCAACCTTCAAACGCTGCGCCGCGAATCAGGGTTCGCGCTGGTGGCCCGGGTGGGCAACCTGCCAAACCCCAACGACCCGGACCCGCTGAAGCGACCGATCAACGGAAAGGCCTACCTGATCCAGCTGGACCTGGACGGGCAGCCTGTCGATCGCATCGCCGTGTGGGATGGCAGCCTGCCGTCGACTGGTGGCGTGGCAGCGATCCAGGTGCTCGAGCCACCGGGTGATGCGGCGCTGATCGCCACCCAGGTGGGCAGCGACGATGGCGGCAAAACCTTCGATGTGAACGCCGGCACCGGGTGCGTGCTGGACCTGCAGGCCCAGGCTGATGGCACGATCCTGGCGAAGGTGACAGCACCAGGCACCGGCTACGCCATCGGCGATTCGATCACCTGGCTGGGCAGCAGCCTGGCGTGGAACCTGGTGGGCAGCGTCACCGCGGTGGTGGTGCAGCTGACCGGGCCAGCGTCGACTGGTGGGTGGCACTTCACCGATCCGCAGGTGTGGGTGCAGTCGCTGCGCAGCGCGCAGGATCCCAGCTGGGCGCTGCCCGGCGATCTGTCAGTGGTGACAGAAAAGGATCACCAGCAGCTGAAGGTGTTTTCGGGCGGATCGTGGCAGACCGTCTACGACCTGGACACCATTCGCGGAATGATTTCCGCGCTGAACCTGTTCCAGGGCACGGTGCAGCAGGTGGGCGGCACGGTGGTGGGTGCGCTGCAGCTGAACAAGCTGCCGAACGTGACGGTGGCGGCCACCGGCGCTGCCCATACCAGCCAATACTGGGTGTGGGTTGGCACTGCCGGCTACGTGGTGCAGGCCGGCGACCCGAACGGCGTGGGTGCCGACCTGGCAGGTGCTGCGCTTCAGGTGGGCGACTGGCTCCAGGTGAGCTCCAGGGCCGGCACAAACCCTGGCGACCCGCTGGAATATCACTGGAGCCACATCGGCGGCGACCTGCTGGCGAAGTCGCGGGCTGATGCGCTCTACGGCCTGGCGGCCTGGGTGGCGGGAAATTATGAAAAGGGGTCGATCGTCAGCTATCAGGGCAACCTGTACCGGGCCACCGGTGTGGTGCTGCCAGCTGATACGGCACCGGGCACGCTGGCGACACCAGGCACCCCTGCGGGCCCTGGCGGCACGCCACCAGCAGTTCCTGCCGTTACGGCTGCACCCTGGGCACTGATCCCGCTCACGGCTGGCGTGCGGAACGTCCCGACCGACACCGACCTGCCGGTGGTGGCCGCGGCGAAGGATGTGTACCTGGTGCTGAACAGCGCGAAGGCTGGCGGGAAGCCTGCGCTGTATTCCTACGACGTGGCCGCCACGAAATGGGTCCAGCTGGGCGGCGCCGGCCAGGGGATGAACCTCACAGGCGGCCGCCCGATGGTGGGCGTGGGCTGCCCGATCGGCACGGTGATGGCCTGGCTGGTGGATGCAGCACCGCCTGGCTGGCTGCTGTGCAACGGGCAGGCGATTGATCAGGTGCTGTATCCCGAACTGCGGGCGCTGCTGGGCGCCAACGTGCCTGACTTCAGGGGTGCGTTCCTGCGTGGCGCAGGTCTGAACCGGAACGGCAACTGGGGTGAAACCACCAGAGCGGTGAACAGCTGGCAGGACTACAAGACAGCCAGGCCGAGCGGCGCGACACCATTCGGCACGAACCTTTACGGCGCCCACAACCACGGCATCCTGGCGTGGGAAAACGAAGATAGCGAAGTCTTCGCCCGCTACAACAACAAAACCGCGAACGATTATCCGGCAGTTACAAACAAAAAGGAAGACGTGCTGAGCGAAGGCACATCCAACGCAGCGGACGGGAACGAATGGCAGGTGGGCACCACAACCGACGGCAACCACACTCACACGATCACCACCGGCGGCGACGATGAAACGGCGCCACGGAACTTCGCGGTGCACTGGATCGTGAAAGCCTTCGAAACAGGCATCAGATACAGGGCCGAAATCCCATAACAACCGACCACCTGCCCACCTGATCACCACCGCACCTTCGAACAATGGCCGACCGTCGACTGGTAGTAACTGATTCAGATCCCGGCAGCCCCGACTACGGGCAGCTGTTCGCCCTGGCGCCGAACACCGCATCGGCGGTGGGCATCCCAGCGTTCCAGTTCGGGCCGACGAAGCCGCTGGTGGGTTCAGAGCTGGGCGAAGCGTTCTATGAAACGACCACCCGCCGCGGGTGGGTGTGGGATGGCAGTGGGTGGCGGGAAATCGCCGCCAGCCCGGTGGTCACGTTCGCCACCGAAGCGGCGATGCTGCTGGACACCAGCAAACCGGTGGGCACCTTCGCGGTGACGGCTGACACCGGCCAGCTGTTCGTGCGCACGCCCACCGGGTGGAAGCTGCAGGGCGTGAAGGAATACCCGACCTTCGCGGCGCTGGAAGCCGACACACCGGTGCAGGGCGCCCTGGGCCTGGTGCTGACCGAAGGCACGCTGTGGGAGCGCACAGCCACGAACTGGCGATCGCTGAGCATTCGGGAACTGGCCGACACCACAGCCGTGACGGCCTGGACCGATGCCAAGACGGCGAACGTGGGCGACCGGGTGCTGGAGCTGGCCCATTCGGTGCTGTATGTGCGCACCAGCGCCGGGTGGCGGCCTGCCAGCATCTGGGAGGAAACCGAAGCGAACATCCTGGCAGCCACCTGGCCACTGGACGGCCAGGAAGCGATCGCCACCGACAGCGGCCGCACCTTCGTGCGGGTGAACGGTGCGTGGCAGCAGTCGCCGATCAACCACTACCCCACCCAGGTAGCACTGCTGGCCACCACGCCGACCGTCGATCAGATGGCGTGGGCCGACGACACCGGCAATGCGTTCACCTTCAGCAAGACCACCGGGCAGTGGTCGGTGCTGAACAACGGGTTCGACGATCCGCTGCCGATCGGTGCGATTGCTGATTTCCCCACCCGCACCATTCCGAATGGGTGGCTGGAGTGCGACGGGTCGGCGATTCCAGCTGGCGCGAAATACGACGCGCTGCGCGCGCTACTGGGCACCGCGAACCTGCCCGACCTGCGTGGGCTGTTCAGCCGCGCCGCGAAGACCGGCGAAGGTCTGCTGTCGAAAGTCGACTGGACGACAGGCCGGCCGAAGACCGACCTCACCGGCACCACTGGCACTGCGGGCACGCACCGGCACACGGAGGGCGGTACGCAGTGGCATCAAACTGATGTGCCTTGGGGCGGCAGTACTGCAACCAACGGTGTCACTGGATCGTGGCGGAACGAACCTGGCTGGGTTCACCCTTTCACTTCTACTGAAGGCGCCCATACTCACACCGTTTCGATCACCGGCGGCGGCGACGCTGAAACCGCGCCTGATCACGCCCGGGTGGTGCGCTGTATCAAGGCGTTCCACATCACGGTGGCGAAGCCGGCACCCGATCAGCTGCTGACGGCACTGGTGGCACCCACCAGCGGCCAAACACTGGTGTTCGATGCGGCCACCGGCAGCTGGAAGAACGGATCGGTGCCGAAGATCACCTACAGCACCACCGCGCCAGTAGCACCCAGCGCGGGCGATCTCTGGTACGACAGCAACACGAACCGCAAGCTGTTGAACGTCTGGAACGGCACTGCCTGGATCGGCACCACCGGCTTCGGCATCGGCGTGGCAGGTTCTGCGGTGCAGCTGCCCGGCTATTTCAACCAAGACCCCAGCGCCACGGCTACGCCTGCTGACACTGGCGGTCTGGCGTTCCGTTACAGCGGTGGGCAGACCCAGCTGTTCTTGAACAAGAACACTAACTGGAATGCGATGACCCCGATGCTGGGCAATGCTGCTAACTACGGCAGCGTCGCCGTTGCAGATTCGCACGGGAATATGACCTGGGCGACTGAGCCTAGGTTTGCGCGCAGCTCGGCCGACCTGGGCACATCAGGCACCCACATGATCACGCTGGCGAAGCCAGCCACGCAGATGATCGAAATGTGGGGCTTCGTGATGAACGCCAACAATTTCCGCGCCATCCCGCGAATGGTGGTGGGCAATGCAACCACGAACGCCGTGTGGGATTTCAGCAGCACAACAGCGAACACCCGAATGCAGGCCCTGAGCCAGTACAGGGTGGGCGGTGTCGACGTTCACGACAACACCTATTTCAGCACCCACCAGGCTGGTTTCTGTTTCAAGGGTGTGAACGACTATCCGGTGAAAGCTGCAATGCCGCTGATCTTCACCCTGAAGATCACGCATATGGCAGCGAACTACTGGTTTTTCGATCTGGAATCGAAGTTCGTTTCCAGCGACACCACCCCGATGATCCACACGGCCAGCTGGATGTCGGAAGGGATCAGTGCTTCAGGTATCTATCAGATCGGCGTGGAAACCCGCGCCTGGAACAGCGACACCGTGGTGCCCAGCCACCACAGCATCAACTGCCGCTACCTGTGACCCCGCGCTGGCTGATCGCGTGCATCACCGCAGTGGTGGGCGCGACGGCTGCGCTTTCGATTTCGTGGGTCGGGCTGTGTACGTTCGTGGTGGGGCCACAGGTGTTCCAGGCGGCCCTGGCCGGGAAGATCAAAACCGAACCACGGGTGTGCGACAACGTGGAAGATCGCGCGATCCAGGTGCTCACCGGGCTGCTGGCGACGCTGCTGGCGCTGGCCACGAACACGATCGGATCGACGCGACGCGATCCGCGGGCCGACTGGGAAGATGGGCCACCGACCGAACCGCCGGCGGGGCCGTGACAGTGCGCTGCACCTAGGGGCTGTGCCTGGGGGCGCTTGCACCTACAGTGGGTGCGTTCCCTATTCCTAGTGGCTGTATGCCTGAGGATGCTGCAGTGGTGGCCGTGCCCCCTGCGCCGGTGGTGGCCGTGCCCCCCGAACTGCTGAATCAGCCCGTCGACGCTTCAGACCTGGACGCATCCGGCGGTGCCGATGCTGAACGGCTGCGCATCAAGCTGAACCTGGCAAACAGCCAGGCGCGCGATGCCAAGAACGAAGCGGCAGCGACACGCAAGCAACTAGCGCAGCTCCAGGCCGACCTGGAAAACCTGCGCAGTGCTGCGGAAGCTGGTGCAGCCAAACAGCTGGAAGATCAGGGCCAGTTCAAACAGCTATGGCAGGACGCGAAAGGCACGATCACCCAGCGTGATCAGGAAATCCTGGAGCTCAAAGCCCAGCTGTCGAACCTGCAGCAGTCTGCTGAACAGGATCGACTGCGGGCCGCGGCGATCCAGGAAATCGGCCGGGCGAATGCCCTGGTGCCTGAGCAGCTTTATGGGCTGCTGCAGCCTGCGCTGCGTGTGAACGATGAAGGGCAGCCGGTGGTGCTGGCTGGCGGTGCGGAAGTGCCGCTGGGCGATCACCTGGCAAACCTGCGAAACCCGGGTTCCGGGTGGGTTCACCATTTCGCTGCGGGCCAGGCCCGCGGGATGGGTGCACCAGCGCAGGGTGGCGTTTCGTCGGTAGCACCCGGACTGGACAACCCCTACCGCAGCGGTAATTTCACCGCCGCGTTCCAGCTGGAAACCACGAACCCCGAACTGGCTGCAGCCCTGAAGGCTGAAGCGATGCGCGGGTGATCGTGGGCGGGTGACACGGCTCAACCCAACCCCTTACCTGGAGAACCCCGATGGGCGTTCCGTATATCAACACTGACACCAAGGCGCCCGGCGCCGCGTGGGGAACAGCCCCATCTGGTGCTCAGACGTTCAACCACGCCACAGAAGCATTCGGCGGCACCAAGCTGGCCGACGTTACTGGGGCGATCAAAAACCCGATGTTCGCCAGCTATGTGGCGGAAGCGGTGCACGCCCGTTCGCAGCTGCTGCGTTCTGGTGTGGTGATCCAGCACCCTGCGCTGAACGCGCGCCTGGGCGGCCTGCAGGTGGAAGTGCCCACCTGGAAAACAGTGGCCCCGGTGGAAGAAGTTATCGAAAGCAACAACACGTGGGGCGCGTCGAAAGGCGGCTACCTCACCCCGCAGCACCTGGCAGCTACCAAACAGGTGGCCCCGATCCTGCGGCGCGGTTTCGCCTATGCGGCCGACGACATTTCGATGATGGCGCTGGGCGTCGACCCCCTGAACCACCTGCGCCTGCAGGTTGCTGATGCGCTGAACAGCCTGAAGGAACGCACCCTGTTCGGGATGCTGGGCGGCGTGTTCGGTTCTGCTGCCACCGGCGTGAGCACGCTCACCGTCGACGTGGCTGCCACCGGCACCACCGCACCCACTGCCGGAAACTACCTGTCGGCTGCCACTGCCATCGCTGGCAAGGCACCCCTGGGTGAGCGCGCCGACAGCCTGGCTGTGATCGCGATGCACAGCAATGTGTATTTCTATCTTCAGCAAGCTGGCCTCCTCACGTTTAGTTCAGACTCGCTATCTTCGGGCTCTGATATTAAATGGGGCGGCGGCGGTGTAGGTATCACTGACATGCAGATTGCATGGTTCTGTGGTATGCGCGTGATTGTTTCAGACAATCTGAAAGCACTCACAAAAGCCGAAGCCACTGGTGCAACCGGACAGGCTACAAAATATCCGGTGTATATGTTCCAGGCCGGCGGATTGGCCGAAGGTTATCAGCAGGATCTGCGGATTGAGTCCGACAGAAATATCCTGTCGAAGGAAACTATCGTTTCCTGTGATTATCACTACGCCTACCACCTGTTCGGCTTCACCTGGAACGGTGGAACCAACCCCGACGGCGCTGCCCTGGGCTCCGGCGCAAACTGGGGCCTGGCCTTCGGCGACGTGAAGAACGCAGGCGCCACCCGCCTGCTGGTGAACACCCCGTTCGACGCTTCGAAATACGCCTGAGCCTGGCGCCGGCAGTCGGCGGCCGGCATCAGATCAGCAGGGGCCCTTCGGGGCCCTTTTTTCGTGCCTGCCGGCTACGGTGCCACCAGCTGCTGCTGGCCTGGTGATCGGTGTGGTGCGCTGCTACCTGGAACCCGACGATCGCCTGCCGGAACATCAGCGGCCACCCGACTGGCCCACAGTGGTCGAATACTGGCCCAGCGAAGTGCGTGCAGCTGTGCGCACCTGGCGACGAAAAGGCTTCCGGGTGCTGATGGTGGCGCTTTAGGTGCGCACCTAGAGTGCGGGGCAGGATATGCCCAGCCCTGCCGTGCCCCTTCCTGATACTTCGGGCTACATCACGCCGGCTGATGCCGATGCGTGGTTTGCCAGTTCGTTCGGCGCTGCAGCCTGGGCCGCACTGACGGCACCGCAGAAACAGGTGGCGATCACTGAAGCATCGCGCGCGCTGGACACCTTGCACTGGTGGGGTGAAAAGTGCAGCCCGACGCAGCCCTGGGCGTGGCCGCGAAAACTAGCGGCTTCGAATGGCTGCCCAGCAGCAGACTGCACCACAGTGCCGGCCGATGTGGTGGCAGCTGTGGCGCAGCTGGCCCTGGCGCTGAACGCTGAACAGGGTGCCCTGGTGCCGGCACTGGCAGGCACGGCCACCAGCGCCACCGGGGCCGTTAAGCGACAGAAGCTCGGCGACCTCGAGCAAGAATTTTTCGCACCGCACAGTGCATCGGTGAGCACCGGCGCCGGCGGCACCACGCCGAACGTGCTTTCGAAGTTCGGCTGGCTGCGTGATGTGCTCCGCTGCTGGCAGGTGCCACCCGCGAGCTCGAGCGGTGCCCGGGTGCTGCAGCGTGGCGCTGGCGATTGCGGTGGCGGGTGCAGGCGGCTGGACGGCCTGCCGTTCGAAATGCCGTATCCGGTGGGCATCAGTGACAGCAGCAGGATGCTGCCGACACCCAGCGGGATGTGGGGCGACTATGTGGACACCACCGGCGTGCGGGGTGTGATCTGATGAGCGCACCGCAGAACGTATGGGCGAAGCCCCTGGCGGCCCAGCTGGTTTCGCTGTTCCGCGAAACGAACGTGTGGTTCCTGCAGTCTGGTGGTTCGGGCGCATACGACCCACTGACCGGAAGCATCGGCACGGTGGCGCCCACGATCTGGCACTGCGGTGCTGCCGTGGTCACGAAGCTATTCGGCCCGCACGCCGCCTACAACGCCGACGGGTTTCTGGCCGGCACTGATGTGGTGTTCTGGTTCGACAGCACCACGCTGCCGATCGAACCCACCACGGCGGATCGGATCTGGTATCAGGGTGGCCCGCTGCTGGTAACGAAGGTCGACCCGCTGCTGGAATCCGATGGGGTGTTCTACGGCTACAAAGTAACGGCCAGCCAGCCGGCGGATATCACCTACAAGGGCAGCGGGCCGCCGCCTGTCGCCGCAGGTTCGCGGCTGGTGGAATCAGCCCAGTGGGTGTACGGCGGCAACGCACCAGGGCAGCCTGGCATCGATGGCAAGGCGCGCGGCGCCGTGCTCACCTGGACCGTGCAGCCCCACCTGACAGTCGGCGGCGTGGAACCTATCGGCCCGCAGCCGGTGGGCACGGTGCTGGACGCAGATCAGGGCACGGTGGTGGGCGGCGTGGCGCCGATGGTGTTCAACCACCAGTGGTTCAGGTCGCCCACGCCACCTGCCAGCGGTGGTGCGTTCGTGTGGGCCCCGATCGTGGGCGCCACCGGCTCGAGTTACACCACGGTGGCCGGCGACAAATACAACACGCTGAAATGCGTGGTGACAGCCACCGACAGCGGCACCCCGGTGGCCAGCAGCAACGGCAGCACCGCCACGGTGCCCGTGGGCCCGGCTGCACTGGTGGCGGCCACACTGCCCACCTACACCGGCGTGGTGGCTGTCGGTTCGAAGCTGACCGGCACCGCTGGCACCGCCACGGGCGGCACTGCACCGATCACCTACGCCACCCACTGGGAAATCAGCGCCGACGGCCTGACGGGCTGGAGCACCCTGGCGCCCGATGCACCTGGCACGCCGCTGGAAGTGACGCTGCTGCCTGCGCATCAGGGCCAGCACATCCGGCTGGTGACGATCGCCACCGACGGCGACACACCGACGGCGCAGACCGTCACGATGAACGGCAACACCAGCGCCACGGTCGCGGCGCCTGCTGATGTGCCCCTGGTGCTCACCACCGCGCCGACGGTGGCGGGCGACCTGCTGACGGGTGCGACGGTGACGGGTTCCGGCGCTGTGGCCACCGGCGGCGTGGGCGCGATCACCTACACCTGGCGCTGGCAGCACGCTGCTGCAGCTGCAGGGCCCTGGACCGATATCCCAGGCGCCACCGCTGCTGCCTACACCGTGGGCAGCGCCGAACTGGGGCAGTTCATCCGGGTGGTGGCCACCGCCACCGACACGAACACACCCACCGCGCACA